AGTTGAGGGCAATACTAGAGTTAATATTACTTCGCAAAATGCGGCATCAATTCTTGCTAATGCACCTCAAGCAACTACCGAGTACCAATCAATAACCGGCGTAATGGGTGAAGTAGGAGTTAAAGTACCTTCATTCAATATAACTATTAACAATGCAGGTAATGTAGTTTCAGACGCTGATTTGGTAGATCAGATAAGAAACGGATTATTAAACTCTAATCTCTCAGGTTCACCAAGTGCCGTCGGTAGATTGCTTGGCGCATTTCAGCCATGACATTACCGGCAACCTTAGACGTATCCTTAAATTTCTCGTCGGGCGCAACCTTCGGAATTTCTTTTACGCTCGACGACCCATCAAACGGAATTTTAGGCACAAACATTTTATCAGATTCAACTGCACCTGCTTTAGTTGTCAATTTAACTGACAGAACTCGTAGAATAAGTATTAGGCGTGGACGAAATGTTGCTCGAGATATTTACGAGGCTGGCACTTGCATTGTCAGAATTTATGACCCTAACTCAGACTTTAACCCGCAAAATCCTAGTTCTCCGTATTTTGGTCAATTAGAACCTCTTAGAAAATTAAGAATCTCAGCCGCCGTAGGTGGGACAACTTATTATTTGTTTAGCGGTTATACCACGTCATATGTTTATTCATACGATCAGGCTGAGAATATGGCTTATGTAGATATATCAGCAAGTGACGCTTTTAGATTATTTAACTTGGCTTCAGTAGTAACTGTTACTGGACAAGCGGCAGGTCAAGATACTGGCACTAGAATTGATAAAATTTTGGATACTGTTTCTTTCCCAACAACAATGCGAAGTGTTGAGACAGGTGATAGTTTAACAATTGCTGACCCTGCAAATTTAAGAACTTCCCTTAATGCCATGCAAAACGCAGAGTTCAGCGAGCAAGGCGCATTATTTGTATCACCCGAAGGCAATATCATTTTCAAAAATCGAAGTTCTGTTATATCAAGTGCAGGAGATACCCCAACTTCGTTCAATCAAACAGGCGGCATACCTTACAAAGACTTAAAATTTGCTTTTGATGACAAATTAATTATTAACTCAGCGACCATGACAAGATCGGGCGGAGTGGCTCAAACTGCCGTAGATGCTACTTCAATTGCTACTTACTTCCCTCACTCTATTTCAGTCCCTGATCTAATCATTAATACAGACGCAGAAGCATTAAATATTGCTAAAATTTATGTTGCGACGAGATCAAGCACCACAATCCGAATTGATGAGATGACCCTTGATTTATTTGACCCTAACGTGCCAACCGCAACTATCTTAGATTTTGATTATTTTGACAATGTGCTAATAACAAATATTCAACCGGATAGTTCTACGATCACAAAGAACTTACAAATTCAAGGAATTGCGCATGATATAACTGCAAGTTCATGGAATACTGTTCTTACCACCCTAGAGCCAATAGTTGATGGATTTATCCTCGGAAGTGCCTATTATGGGCTTATTGGCGAGGATGTTTTGTCATACTAGGATATAATTAGACACTAAGGAGATACACACATGGCAGCAGGATTAGGTTTTAAGACGTTCAATACTGGTGATATTTTGAGTGCCAGCGACGTTAATGGATATTTGATGCAGGGCGTTTTAGTTTTTGCAAGTACGGCGGCACGTGACGCAGCAATCACCGCACCCGCTGAGGGGCAGTTTGCTTTTACTAAAGACACTAACAGTCTTTTTTATTATGATGGGGCTGCTTGGGTGGCTTCAGGTGCAACAGGTGATATTGAAGGAGTAACCGCAGGAACTGGAATAAGCGGTGGCGGTACTTCAGGAACAGTCACAATTACTAACTCAATGGCAACTGCAATAGACGCTAAGGGTGATTTAATTGTTGGAACAGGCGCAGACACTTTTAGTAAATTAACCGCTGGAACAAATGGCTATGTATTAACTGCCGATAGTGCTGAAGCAACAGGATTAAAATGGGCTGCTGCTGCGGGCGGTGGCAAAGTGTTACAGGTATTAAATTTATCATTAGATGCACCAGCAACAACTAGTTCTGCTACGCCTAGCAGTACAGGATTATCGTTATCAATTACGCCATCATCGGCTACAAGTAAAATTTTGATTTTTGGTTCAATAAATGGGTTATTAACAACCTCTGGAAGTTGTAGATTTTATTTATATAAAGGTGCTTCATCTATAAAAAATATAACTAGCGCAGGAATAGTTTTAAGAAGTGCTAGTATTACTTTTTTAGATAGCCCTGCAACAACCTCAGCAACTACCTATGCAATTTATTTTTCAACTAGCGCAGGAACTGCTTATATAAATGATTATGTGGTCGCTTCAGGAGATACAACTTCACAAATTACAGTAATGGAAATAGGTGCATAATGGCTAAAGCAGGAGAAGTATTAGGAATGTTGTGTTCAGGTATTGAATTTTCTATTATTGGCGATAATTACGAGGATATAAATTGGTTCGATAAAGAGCCAGCAATTACTAAGAAACAATACGAGGATGGCTTTGCTCAATATGATGCTTGGAAGTCTGAGCAGGATGCTGCAAAGGCTCAGGCTAAGGCAATATTACTTGAACGCTTGGGTTTGACCCAAGAGGAGTTCAATACCCTTACAGCATAATCTTGAGGGATTGTTCTCGAAGGATAAATTGAAAAATATGAAACCATGGTTATCAAAGGCGGCGGTTCAGTTGAGGGAACAGATTGACGACGCCTTCGCTGATCGCTTACGTAAATCTGATGGATGGGCTGCTGATAGTTTGCATCAACAAAGAGGCAAAAGCGATCACATACCCGACGCAAAAACAGCGGTGGTACGTGCAATCGACGTTGACGCTCGCCTTTCTGACGACAAAAGAACTTCAGCATATTTGGCAGATCAGTTACGACAATACGCCAAAGATAACGGACGTATTCTGTATGTAATTCATTTAGGTCAAATTGCTTCGCCGGTGCTTAACTATAAGTGGCGTCGCTATCGAGGCTATAACCGCCATGACCACCACATACACATTTCATTTAGAAAAGATCAAGATAACAACTCAGAATTTTTCAACATACCACTACTAGGGGGTAGCAATGAATAAGAAAACACTTGCAATAATTAACTCATACGCACGCAGCGCATTTGTTTGTTTAGCAACAGTTTACGTAACAAATCCTTCAGGTTCATTTGATGACATTTGGAAGGCATTTTTAGTTGCTTTTGCAGCACCTTTATTGCGTGCGATTAATCCTGACGATCAGGCATTTGGCTTAGGTAGCAAAGAGTAATGACAGCCCCTGAGTGGGCTGGCTTTGCTGCTGGAATTACCACGACATTAATCGGATTACTTGCTGGCTTTCGTTGGTTAGTAAAGGGTTGGTTAAATGAACTTTTACCAAATGGGGGAAAAAGTCTAAAAGACCAAGTGACACGCCTTGAACAAAGACTGGATGAACTGATAATTGTCATTAGTAGGAAGTAAACTTTTACCATGGCTACAAAACGGAAACCAAGAAAAAAAGTCGCAAGGCAACGCCGTACCACTAAAGAGCCTATATTAGTCAAAATTGACTTTTGGGCGATTGCCGCTAAAGAGGTTTATGATGCTTGCCGTAGGGCTGGCATGGATGAGGGAACTGCACTTGCTTTTGCAATGGACAGATCATCTTATCCTGATTGGATAGTTGACCCTAAAGACCCAATCAAAAATCCTCTTGACGACTTTGATGAGGATGACGATTAGTATAAAAAAGATTGCGTTTATATCAGACCTTCAAGCCCCATTCATTGACGAGCAAAGCGTCAAATTAGTTGGGCGTTTTTTACAAAAATGGAAACCTCACCGCACTATTCAAATTGGTGACGAAATTGATCTACCTCAACTTGGTGGATTTAATGCAGGAACAATAGATGAGATGGTTGGAAACCTAGATGATGACAGAAAGTTTACGCAAGAGGTTTTACAATACCTTGGCGTTACTGACGTTTTAGGCAGCAATCATGGAATCCGACTTTACAGATCAATCAAGAAAAGACTTCCCTCTTTCCTCAACTTACCCGAACTGCAATATGAACGTTTTATGGGGTATGATAAACTCAAGATTAAATTCCACCCCTACGGACTTGATTGGGCGTACGGCTGGACGGCAGTTCATGGAGATTCTTTCCCTCTTAGCCAAGTACCATCACAAACAGCCTTAAACGGGGCTAGGAGACTAGGAAAGAGCGTAGTGTGTGGTCACACCCATAGATTAGGGTTATCAGCCTTTACAGAGGCTGCTAGAGGTCAGGTAGGGCGTACTGTATGGGGTTTAGAGGTCGGTAATTTAGTCGATCTAGCCTCAAGCGGCATGGCTTATACCCGAGGCTACGCCAATTGGCAGCAAGGCTTCGCAGTAGCCTACGTTCAAGACCGCAAAGTACAGGTAATCCCTATACCTATTAATAACCATTCATTTATCTTTGAGGGCAAACTTTACAAATAACGAAATCGTTATACGCCACGCCGGTTATTTTATTGCCGGCGTCGGTAGCGTGTGTCATCCTTCTCTTATCCAAGTTAACGGACTTGGTGTAACGGAAAGGCTTCAAATGGACAAAA